TATTCAAGAGATTGCTGGTGACTTGATATTTTTAGCACCAGATGGATTAAGAACAGTAGCTGGTACAGCAAGAATTGGAGATGTGGAGTTAGGAACTGTTAGTAGTAATATACAAAACATTGTCAGTGACTTAGCAGAAACTGTAAATCTTTTTACAATAACTAGTGTAGTACTAAGAGAAAAATCACAGTATCGTTTATTCTACACAAATACTGGAGCTGCTGACAGTACCCAAAGAGGAATTATTGGCACACTAAGACCTAATGGTTTTGAGTGGTCAGAAACTAGAGGATTAGAAGTTACTGCTATTGGTTCTGGTTTTGATAACGATGGTGTTGAACAATACTATCATGGTGATACTAATGGCAATATTTATCAACACGATACTGGTGATGATTTTAATGGCACTGCTATTTTAGCAAGATATACCACACCAGACTATGACTATGGTGATTTAGGAACTTTAAAAACTTTACACTATCTTAGAGTTTCTATGGCAACAGAAGGTATTGTAGAACCTGATGTACAAATTAAATTTGATTATAACAGTACTGATGTACCACAACCAACAGATTTATTTGACTTAGGAGTTATAAACCCACCTTCTTTATTTGGTGATGCAGTATTTAACACAAACAAATTTGCTGGACAAAATAATCCAATGATAAGAGTACCGTTACAGGGTAGTGGTACAAGTAATAATTTTACAGTAACAAGTAATGATACAAAACCAAGCTACACAGTTAACGGACTTTATGTAGACTTTATACCTTCAGGTAGGAGATAATTATGGCACAAGCTTATATAAGACAAAGTACTTTTGCAGACGGTGATACTATTACCGCAGCTTTGTTTAATGATGAATATAATCAATTAGTAAATGCTTTCGCATATTCTTCTAGTAGTGCTAGTTCTACTGGACACAGACACGATGGTACTGCCGGACAAGGTGGTAATATATTTAAAATTGGTGATTTAGACTTTTTAAATAAGATAGAAGTTGATGGTACAAACAATAGATTAGGATTTTATGTAGAAGTTTCTTCTAATGCCATAGAACAAATTAGAATACAAGACGGTGCTATTGTTCCTGTTACTGATAGCGATATAGATTTAGGAACAACATCATTACGTTTTAAAGATACTTTTACTGACTCTATAACTACTACAGGTAATGTAGATGTAGGTGGTAACTTAACAGTTACAGGTACTACAACTTTTAATGGCGGCACAATTACTATGGGTGATGCTGCTACTGATAACGTAGTTTTTGGAGCTGATGTAGATTCAAGTATTATTCCTGATGATGATGACACTTATGACTTAGGTAGTTCTTCACAACAATGGCGAAACATATTTATTGATGGCACTGCTGAGATTGATACTCTTGCTCTTGATGGTACTACAGTAACTTCAACTGCTGCTGAACTTAACATCCTTGATGGAGTTACTGCAACTGCTACAGAATTAAATTTACTTGATGGCGTTACTTCTACTACTGCTGAGTTAAATATACTTGACGGTGTAACTGCAACTGCAGCAGAAATAAACGCACTTGATGGTATTACTTCTACAGTTTCAGAATTAAATATTGTAGATGGCGATACTTCTGCTACATCTACTACACTTGCAGATGCTGATAGAGTAGTAGTAAATGACAACGGTACTATGGTACAAGTTGCATTAACAGACTTTGAAACTTATTTTGAGTCTGCTCTTGATACACTTTCTAATGTTACAACTGTTGGAGCACTAAACGCAGGTAGCATTACAAGTGGCTTTGGTGCAATAGATAACGGTTCGTCTGCTATTACTACAACAGGTACAGTTACTTATGGTTCTTTATCAGATGGTACAATAACTATTACAGCTTTTGTAGATGAAGATGACATGTCTTCAAACTCTGCAACGCTTGTACCAACTCAACAATCTGTTAAAGCTTATGTAGATACACAACTAACTGCAGAAGATTTAGATGTAACAACTGATAGCGGAACTATTGCGATTGACTTAGATAGTGAAACTTTAACTATTGGTGGTACATCAAATGAAATAGAAACGTCTGCTACAGGTAATGCCGTAACTATAGGTATTCCGGCTGCTGCTCAGATTACAACTTCATTAGGAATCGGTGGTGGTTCTACTAACGGAGTACAGATTTCTCAAGGTGCTATCTCTATTAAGAATGGTGGTACACAATCATACATAGATTTTTATTGTGAGTCTTCAAATGCTCACTATGCAAGATTACAAGCACCTGCTCACTCAGCATTTAGTGGTAATATAACTTTAACACTTCCTGCAACTACAGGTACACTTGCATTAACTTCTGGAAATATTACAGGTAATGCAGCAACTGCTACAGCATTAGCAAGTGCAAGAACTATTCATGGTGTATCTTTTGATGGAACAGCTAATATAGACTTAACAGAAGTTGTCCAAGATACAGTAGGAGCTATGTTCTCAAGTAATACTGAAACAGGTATTGCAGCTACTTATGAAGATGGTGATGGCACTATAGACTTAGTTATAGGTTCTGGTGTTATTACTAATGCAATGTTAGCTGGTTCTATAGCTAATTCTAAATTAAGCAATTCATCTATTACGGTTTCTTCTGGTGTTAGCTCAACTGCTATATCTTTAGGAGGTACTCTTACATTTGCAGGAACTTCTAATGAAGTTGATGTCGCAGAAAGTTCTGGTACAGTTACAATAGGATTACCTAATGATGTAACAGTTTCTAACAACTTAACAGTCTCTGGAAACTTAACAGTTTCTGGTACAACTACACAGACTGGTCCAATAGTATCTGATGATAACTTCACAGGGCTTTTAAATTCTAACACAGGTAATGCAAGTGACTTTGGATTCTTTGGTAAGTATGTAGAGTCAAGTACTACTAAGTATGCAGGTTTATTCTTTGATGCTTCTACAGATAATACATTTAGATTATTTACCGATACACAAACAGAACCGGCTGCTACAGTAAATACAAGTGCTACTGGTTATGCTGCTGCTAATTTAATTACTGCAGGAATAACAGCGACTACAGGTACATTCTCAGGTGCTGTCTCAGGTACAACAGGTACATTCTCTGGAGACTTAGCAGTAGATACTAATGTTTTAAAAGTTGATACTTCTAATAATAGAATTGGTGTTAATGAAACAACCCCAACAGTTTCTGTAGACTTAGGTACAAACACTGATGCTATTTTAATACCAAAAGGTACAACAGCACAAAGACCAAGTGCAGAAGCAGGTCAATTTAGATATAACACAACTACTTCACAGTTTGAAGGTTATACAGATGAATGGGGTGCTATAGCTGGTAGTGGTGGTAGTGGTGGTAGTTCTTCTACTTTCGCTAAGAATACTTTTGCAGGAGACGGTTCAACTACAGCCTTTACTTTAACTACAAGCATGACCAATGAAGATGGTCTGATAGTATTTATTGATGGTGTTTATCAAGCTGATAATGTTTATTCAGTTTCAGGAACTACTCTGACTTTTGCAACTGCACCTGTTAACAGTAGAGTTATAGAAGTCTTTCAATTAGAGGGTGGTATTGTTGGAGTTGCTCCAGTAATTGCTACTATGACTGGTGATGGCTCAGATACTACTTTAGCTTTAGGTACTAGCCCTAGTTCAGAAAATCAAACATTCGTAACTATTGATGGTGTTGTTCAACATAAAGACACTTATTCAATATCAGGCAGCACACTAACATTTAGTGCTGCTCCTCCTAACGGAACTAAAGTAGAAGCTATTATCTTTAACAATGTAAGTGTTGCAACTTTCCAAGATGCTGATGGCGATACTAAGATTCAGTTAGAAGAAAGTACTGATGAAGATACTATTAGAATGGACATTGCTGGTACTGAGGTACTAACATTAACTAATAGTGCTATGACGCTAAAAGGTACTACACCTACTATTACGATTGGTGATGGTGGTGCAGAAGATACTAAGATAGTTTTCGATGGTAATGCACAGGATTTTCATATAGGTCTTGACGATTCTTCTGATGATTTAGTTATTGGTACTGGGTCTACTTTAGGTACAAATGCAATAGTTTCTATTGACTCTGCTGGTAAAGTTGGTATTAATCGTACAACAATGAATGCAGCTTTACATATTGGAGCTGCTACTCCAGTTATAAGAATGACAGATAGTGATACTGATGGGTCTTCACAGATAGTAGCAGTTGACGGTAGTTTAAGATTTGATGCTGACAATGAAGATGCACAAAGTGATACCACTATTTCTTTTAAAATAGATAATTCAGAAAGAATGCGTATTGATGATTCTGGTAATGTTGGAATTGGAACTACAACAATAAATTCAGGAACATTAGGTTCAAGTAACACATTTTTAGAAGTAGCAGCAGGTACAGCGTCAGGTTCAGGAACATTGGTATTATCAAGAGATACTTCAACCAATAATGTTGAATTAGGTGGAATTAGATTTGTAAACGCAAACAACGCAGACGATGATGGCTTAGATGCGGACGGAAAGATGGTTGCAGCTATTTCTGCAAGGTCTATTACATCTGACTCTAATGCAGGAGATGATTCAGGAGCAGATTTAACATTTTCAACTAAACCAGAAGCAGGTAACTTTTCAGAAAGGATGCGTATTGATTCTGCAGGTCGTTTTGGTTTTAGTGGAACTTATCCACCGACCTCTGCACAATTTATGAGGATTGAAGAAGAGTTTTCTACTAATAGAATTGTGCGAATGGCAAACAGAGATAATAGTGGAAATTCAAATACATTCGAAGTAGGTCACGCTGACAACAATGAAGGAGCTCATGTAATTATTGCCTATCATGGTAATAATACATCTGGAGCAAGTGGTGACCCTTATAACGATGCCATAATGAGTTTACAGGTAAACGGTAACATGGGTATAGATGGCACTCTTTCGCAGGGCTCGGACAGAAGGTTAAAAAAAGACATAGCTAATAGCACTTATGGTTTAGCAGCTATTAATCAACTAATTCCTAGAACTTATAAACACAGAGATGTTTCTAAAGAAATGATAGGAACTCAAATAGGTTTCATAGCTGATGAAGTAGAAAGCGTAATACCAGAAGTAGTTTCTAAGTTTGGTTTAAAAGCTGATGGTTCTACTTTATCAAAAAGTATAACAGGTTATGGTGATGAAGCTGGAACTGAACAAACATTTGATAATGTAAAAACTTTAAACTATGAAAGATTAGTTGTAGTTTTGACAAAAGCATTACAAGAGGCAGATGACAAAATAGAAGCTCTTACTGCCCGAATAGAAACTTTAGAGGGAGGAGAATAATATGGCACTTACAAAAATATCAAGAAGCTTATTAGACACAGGAGTCTCTGAT